CCGGTGTTGGTGGCTGCGCTACAGTAGCCGGTGTTGGTGGCTGCGCTACAGTCGCCGGTGTTGGTGGCTGCGCTACAGTTGCCGGTGTTGGTGGCTGCGCTACGGTTGCCGGTGTTGGTGGCTGCGCTACAGTAGCCGGTGTTGGTGGCTGCGCTACGGTTGCCGGTGTTGGTGGCTGCGCTACGGTTGCCGGTGTTGGTGGCTGCGCTACAGTCGCCGGTCTGATTGTCGCTGCTTTCGGCTCTTTCCTTTATGTACTCGACAGCAGCTTTTACAATACCAGCGATACCGATTTCCGCCCGGAGCTTTATTTTCGTTCCGGCTCGCTTGCTGTCGCCTTTTTCTTCGTCCGTCACGCCATCGAGGTCAGCCACGAAAAACCGACTGTCGGCCGGAGCGTAATGGGCGAACACATCCAGCGGATACTCGCAGCCGTGGAAGCCTTTGTTGCAAAGTTGGGCTTCTGCCTCCTCGTATTCCTTGCCGAGCTCAAACTGGAAATCCCGGCATTTCATGTCTTTATCGGTTCCTTTGTAGACGATCACTTGACATTCCTCCCCAAATCCTGTATATTGGTGGTGCTTAATCTACCTTTGCCCTCATTGGCTTTTGCGGAGCCAGTGGGGGCTTTTCTATGCCTGTATTCCTCCTGCTGGCGGCGGATACAGCGGAGTACCCATGCGGTGAAGTTGCAGTAGCCCATTTCGACAAGCTGTTGCCGGAACTCCGACATGTTCACATAGCCCAAAGGAATGCGCACAGACAGCTTGTAGTTGGCTTCCCGCTTCCTGCGGGGCTTGTCCGCTATCAGTGCTTCCGCTTCGGCGGTACGCCGGATGCCGTAATACTCCGGCCGCTTGCACATACTGTCCAGTGGCTTGGTGTAGCCGGGGAGCTTCTCCCGGATGGCCGCTACTCTCTCATTCTGCTCCATGACCTTACCTCACCAGCAGCAGGATCGCCGCCGCCACGAAGATGGTCCCCATACCGAGGACTACGGCCAAGGCTTCTTGCAGCCATTCCTTTTTACTCATCTTGTACCTCCTTCTGCGGCAGCTCCGGCAGGAAAGCCCACCATTGGACCTCCAGAGCGGTTTCTACATGGTCTCCGCTGACATTGAACATCTTGTGCTTTGTGCTGAACGGCAGGGTGGTGTATCTCCCCGGCATCGTCTGGCACAGGTAATACCCGTCCTTGCTGGGTACGATCTCGTCCGAGTTAAACCACCGGATAAAGGTGTTGGTTGTTGCTTCCATGTTGTTCCTCCTTCTCTTTTTCCAGGTTCGCTTCCCATTCCAGAAAGCCAGCCATATTGGCAGGGTCGGAATAGAAGCGCTCCATTGCTTCCATCAGCCAGGCGCAAAGGAAATCCCTTTTGCTCTGCGGCATTTTGGAAATATTTATGGTGCCTACCGTTATTACCTTCATGGGTTGTTCCTTTGGCATTTCTCCCCCTCCTTCCTATTTAATAGGGGGTTCTGCCATAGCTGCCTTGATGTCACTTTCAGTAACCCCGTACAGCTTGGCCAGTTTCTTGTGGTACTTCCGGCCCGGTGCCCAATCGCCAAGTTCCCAATGCGTTACGCAAGAAATATCCACGAACAGCTTTTTGGCAACATCGGCTCTTGAGACACCGGCCTTTTCTCTTAGTTCTCTTAGGGACAACCTATCCCCTCCTCTCATTTATTAAATGTGAGAGTTCACTGTTGACAACTAAGCAATAAACCGCTATTATGTAAGTGTCATCCAACAAAATATCGGCTGTATCCCCTCAAAAATGCTATTTTCTTTTGGGGCTTGTTTAAGTTGCACCTAAACAGGGTCGAATGGCAAAAGCTGTGTCGGAGTGCTCCGGCCGTTCTGATATCTCACAACTATATTATAACTATGATTTTATTGGTTGTCAATCTAATATCCAATGTTTTATAAGTTTTATCGTTTTGCACAATTTCGCTTTGATATATTTGGTAAATTGGTCTTTTTGGGGGTGCAAGATGGCAAAATCACTTACTAAGGCACTTAAATCTATTGGGCTGTTTATATTGTTTTTTCTTATTTACCACATAATTGGGTGTAAAGTATTCCCAGTAGACAATGCGACAAATACGCTCTCAGCCCCATCTTGGTACCCTATCGTTGGTATTGCTTTGAGCATTGCTTTCACCGTTTTATGTAACAAATTGGCTGCTCGCGCAAAGAGCGATAAAACACCTTCGCATAAGGCGAAAATCGAAGTCTTAGAGAACGCAGCTCCGCAGTATGACGATTTGTTTTCAACAGCAGTCCAAGTCGTTGCAAATAATGGATATGCAACAATCTCAATTTTGCAGCGGGCGTTGCGTATAAGTTATACAAGAGCCGCAACCATAATTGACCAAATGGAGGATCTCGGGATAGTCGAGCCTTATAATGGAGCCCATCCACGCAAAGTTATCAATGCAAACTTAGGCAAAGCCATTTTGTGTGCAAGGCAAAACAATAAAGCAGATTATGAAGATCCGCAGCCACAAAACAATTTCAAAGATGCCGAAGAAGAGCTTAGAAAAGTAGACTGCATGGAGGGACACGCATTTGAATACTGGTGTGCAGATCTTGTCGAAAAGAATGGATTTATTAATGTGTCCGTAACGCAAGGGAGCGGCGACCAGGGTGTTGATGTACTTGCCGAAAAAGACGGAGTAAAATATGCAATTCAGTGTAAATGCTATTCCAGCGATCTCGGGAACTCTCCAATACAGCAAGTCAACGCCGGAAAAACAATTTATCATTGCCACCTGGGGATTGTCATGACGAATCGAAGCTTCACCACTGGTGCAAAGAAAGCAGCAGAAGCGACCGGCGTGCTGCTTTGGGATAGGAACAAACTCGTTGAGTTGATAAATACTGCAAGTAAAGGTTGATTTCGTATGTCGAAAAGAAAAACAGTAAAAGTAGATTGTGAACAGCTTCTGCCAAGGATCAGAAAAAACGAATGGAGCAATGCCGCATTCTCAAGAAAAGTCGGAAGGTATGAAACTTGGTTAGGCGAGGTCCTCCGTGGGAAAAACCTCCCCTCCCCCGAAGAAGCCGCAAGGATGTGCTTGCTGCTCCATGCCGAGCCAGAGGAAATAATGCTTAGCACTGGCGAAACCGAAGAAGAAACTGCAAAGCTGCAGGCGGACATCGAAATGGTGCGCAAACTGCTCGATGGGCAAAAAGAAAAACAGCCCACCGCATTGGGTGAGCTGTCGGGGCCTAAAAAGGCTATTCTTGATCTCGTAATGCCTCTATCAGATGAGGACGCTGAGATGGTTCTGCAGATAGCACAAATTGCACTTGTTCGCAAAACCAAGTAAACTGTTCCGGGGTCATTTGCCCTACCATTTTCAGAATTTCGTACTTCTTCTCCATTGTTTTCCCTCCTAAATTATATTAAAAGTAGGTGTGTTGACTTATGAAGAGACCAGGAAAGGGAAGCGCAAAGGGATGGCTTATTGCTATTTTAGTAATGGGAGCGGTCGGTGCAGTAATCCCAAATGACACAAAGGACAATTTGGTTGAAAACAAAACTGGTAACACTCCAATAGAAAGCATTGTGGATGAAGCGCCACAATCGGAACCAGATGCGTTCCACATTTCGGACGAGCCTGCCGCCGAACCAGAGCCACAGGAGCCAGCGGATCCCGAACCAGCGACCACAGAGCCAATAGATGCCGGGCCGATGGACGCTGAACCGGAAGATGCCACACCCACCGTAGATGAACCAGTGCAGCCGTCGACACCAAACAAGAGTACACCGCAGCAAAAAGAGGAAAAGATTTTTGATGAGCCAACCAAGAACGAGCACACGGTTTACATCACCGATACTGGGAGCAAGTACCACAGATCTGGGTGTAGATACCTCGATCAAAGCAAGCATGAGGTAGACTATGATTATGCCGTTGCGAATGGATATGTAGCGTGTAAGGTTTGCAAACCTCGGTAGTGTCGAATATTGTCTGTCGAATCCGCTTTCCTTTTTTGGTAATGTCTGCTATGATTAAATTATACCAGTTAAAACAAGGAATTCCACACCTATTTTGGAGATTTATTCCCCGTACGGGGATTTTCACCCCAATTTGGGGAATTTTCAAAAATTTTTGTGATTGGAGATGCTTTCATGCCGTGTTTGGACGATGTAGAGAAATCTCGTGCCTTGTTCATCAATGTCGTTAATAGACAGAGACGGACACTGGGGAAAACCAATCGAGACTTGGAGGAACACTCCGGTGTGTCGGAGAAAAATATCAGCAAATTCTTTTGTGATTCACTCAAAAACCCGAACTTTTATAATGTGGTAGCCATCTGCAAGAGCCTGGGCGTTTCTATCGACGAAATTTTTATGCCGGAGCTGCACCAGCAGGAACGACCGGGCGCGCAGACGACGGAGAAGGATTTGAGGCACAAGGATGAAATGCTGGAAGTGATGAAAGAGCAGATAAGGCAGCGTCGAAAGCTGACAAATATCCTTATCGCAGTAATTTTTGTGCTGTTGGCACTGATGATCCTGTATCTTGTACTTATCGATGCGCAGAACCTGAACTACGGCTTAATTCGTGGCTAAGAACATATGTTCGCAACAAATACAATAGTACACCACATGGTGTCCAATAAAAAGGACTGATAGAGGAGATGACCAAAATTTGAAAGACGATGGAGCTATTATTGGCGGTATCATCCTCGCTGGAATCCTTCTATTATCCTATTTCTCATTTTTGGGAAATGCAAAGGTGTGCGATATCTGCGGAGAGAATGAAGCTGATTCATCTGTCTATGTAGCGGATGAGGAGCTCAATATTTGTGATGGCTGCCGGTATGATGCACTTTCCTGCTGTGACGGGTGCGATGAATGGCATTATGCTGATGATATAGCCTACTGTGACGATGATACAGGAAAGCTATATTGCGAGTGGTGTTATGAGGAGATGGTATAAGTGCGGAGAAAGACTGCAATCTTTTTATTGCTGCTTATACTGCTATGCATACCGGCGGCAGCACACAGCGGCGGTACCGATGAAAATGGTGGACACATCGATCACTCCACAGGTGAATATCACTACCACCACGGGTACCCCGCGCATCAGCACGATGGCGGCGTGTGCCCGTATAATTTTGTCAATAAGTCTGGCAGCACCAGTGGAAGTAGTAGTAGTAAAAGCAGCGGAGGTGTAACAGTAAGCTCTCTAAGTGAGAGGGAGGGCCCTCGGTTTGGAGATGCGCTACTTGCATTGTTAGTTACGGCTCCGGTTGCACTGTTTTCTTTCTTGCCGCTCTCATTCGATGTCACGAAGGGATCAATAGCAAGGGTATCCGTATTCTCTATTCTTACAGCGCTTTTGGCAATAGGAGTATTCTACCTACCGCAGGGCTATGAGATTGCTGAGTACCCTACATTTTGTATTATTGTGTCGTTTCTGGCTGCGCTTGTAATAGCTGCGTTCTGTTTTGACAAAGTGCACCCAAATAATAAAGAGAAAACAAAAAGCAAAGAAAAGGAGATGTCAAAAATGAGGCTTAACGATGGTAGCTATATTGATTTAATGGCGGATGATAAATACTATGCAAGCATAGACAAGACCGTTGAAAATGCATACGAAGAAAGCAAAAAGGAGCTTGCAGCCATTGTAATAGAGCGCGACAAGCTCCTTATTGCACTTGAAGATGCTGCCGTTGGCTTCGCAAATGGCTCTGCCAGCGTAGAAAGTTTTATAAGCATCCAAGACGATCTAATTCACAAAATTGATGAAATAAGCAAAAAGGTAGACGATGCATCGGAGAAATGTGAATTTTTTAGGCTTTACGCAGAACTTGGGAAGAAGTATCCACCTGTGCAAAGGATGATTAACAGTACTGCACGCACCATGTATGAAAAAGAGCTTTCCGCCCTCAGATCAGCTTATCAAAATCGTTCCATCAAGGTAATAGCAAGCCAACACCAAGGAAACCAGGTCAAAGCAACGACACCAAAGGAAAGTGAAATTCAAAAGATAGAAAAGCAAATAGCCGATATGAACGCACAGCGCGAAAAGCTCGTGAAGTATAGGAAGAATAACATCATAACAGAAGCAGAAATGAGAAGTACTGACGAAGAGATTGTAAAGGACATTATCGAGGCAGAAAAGCAGCTCGAAAAGCTGAAAGGCAGAAGATAACATACAAGGCATAATATCAAGGAGAAAACAATGGCAAAGAAAAGATACGACCTGCGGCCGGTGCGCACCGTCTGCATCTATGCGCGGTACTCCCCCGGCAGCAGACAAACAGATCAATCCATAGAGGGGCAGCTCCGGGTATGCCAGGAATATGCGGAACAGCATGATTACCGGATCATTCAGACCTATGCCGATAAGCACAAGACCGGCACCAACGATGACCGGGAAGCGTTCCGGCAGATGATAAAGGACAGCGAAAAAGGGCTGTTTGATGCCGTTCTCGTGTGGAAAAGCGACCGCTTCGGCCGCAACATGGAGGACATGGTGCTGAATGAAATGCGGATAAAGCGCAATGGTGTTTCGCTGATCTCCTGCACCGAGCCGGTAGCGGATGGCCCTTTAGGCGGAATGCAAAAAGCGATGTTGATGGGCATGGCCGAGTTTTATTCCGCAACCAACGCCGAGAATGTGCGCCGTGGTCTGATGGAGAGCGCCCGGAAATGCCAGATCACCAGCGGGGCTATCCCCTTCGGGTACAAAGCTGGCGAGGACAAGCGCTTTTATACCGATCCAGTCAACGCAGCGGCCGTATTGGAAATATTCCAGCGCTACGATGGCGGAGAATTGCTAATGCACATCATGGACGACCTGAATAAGAAAGGAATTCGGTCACACAAGGGAAAGCCCCTCACCCGCTCCTCCATGTACTCCATCCTGCGCAACGAAAGATATACCGGGGTGTACATATACGCCGACATAAGAGTAGAGGGCGGCATTCCACAGATCGTCCCGAAAGACTTATACGAAAGGGTGCAGATTAAATTGGGAAAGAATAAACACGCACCGGCACGAGCAAAAGCTGCCGAACCGTTCATCCTCACCACAAAGTGTTTCTGCGGCCAATGCGGCGGGCCAATGGCCGGAGAGAGCGGAACAAGCAAGACCGGGGCAAAGCATTATTACTATGGCTGCGTCCACCACAAGAACAGCCGGGATAAAAGCAAAGCCTGCCACAAGAAGCCAGTAAGGAAAGACTTTTTGGAACGGCTCGTCATTGACACGACCCTCGATGTGGCGCTGCGCAAAGAAAATATCCAGTCAATAGCCGCAGACCTTTGTGCATGGCAGCAAAGGCAAAAAGATACAGCGATCCTGGACGGGTTAAAATCGCGCAGGAGAGAGTGCGAGAAAGCAATCGATAATCTTGTCGCCGCGCTTGAAGCAGGCGCTGCATCCCCCACCATTGCGGCGAGGATAAGGGATAGAGAGGAAGAACTGGAGAACATCAAGTTCGCCATTGCAGAGCAGGAGCTGGTGCAGGAGAAGTTTAATGAAAAGAAAATCATGTACTTCCTCTCAAAGGTTCCAGAGGGCGACCGGACGGATATAAATTATATGCAGCGCATAGTAGACACCTTCATCAACTCTGTATTTGTCTACGAAGATAGGATTGTTATCTGCTACAACTTTGATGGAGATGGCAGCAAAATCACCGTAAATGATGTAGACAAAGCCATGCAGGAAGCCGAAGAAAGAGAAAATCGCCAGATAACACAAGAAGCCCCCGGGCAGGGGGGCTCCTGTGTTGAATCTGATGATTCCAAGTGTTCGCCTTATGGCGGTATGGTGCACCATCAGGGACTCGAACCCGGGGCCCGCTGATTAAGAGTCAGCTGCTCTACCAACTGAGCTAATGGTGCA